ATACATATAGTAGTTGATTTAGTATAAGCGATTGCTGGGTCGATAATCGTGAATTTCAAATGCATATTCATGCCCGCAATTCTTCCAGATTGTAATCTATTATCTACTGCATTTTTTATATAGGCTACAGTTGTAGTATTAGTTCCATCACTAATATTACGTTTTATAAACGCGTCTTGAAAAGCAAGACTTGAACTACCGAGGTCTGAAGTATTATCTACTTTCGGCGTTATGGTTTTGTGTTCACCAGTAATCTCGTGTTGTGTACCAAGCGCGGTATCGATTATATCCATGTTCGAATTAGGCACACCTATGTCATATTCATCAGTTAAATCTGGTTTTTTTAAATTGAGTATTGTTGTATTAGTTTCGGCAAAAACTGAACTAGAGAAAAATAACATTAACAGAAAAATCACCCATATTTTTTTCATACTTCCTCCTTTAATTATTTAATTATTATTTTTTATTAACCTTCTTACTTTAATATAATTCGGTATAGTGTTAACCATTACTTTTGTATGAATTTGTGTATCGTCATTTATAAATTTACCACTGTGTAAAGGTACATATTTTTCTTCTCTACTTAAATCAGGTTTGTAATCTTCATTAATTAAAGTCAGAATTGACTTATCTGTTTTTTTACTCTCTTCTTTAATTAAGGTACAAGATTCTTTATCCACAAGTATTAAATCATATTTAGTTGAATCATAATTTCCAAATGGATGAGCGACTTTATCAAAGTCCCCGCCATTGCCGTAAGCCGGATGGTCTGGAGCTTGATATGCACTTATTATTTTTTTCGTAGTTTTATCTAGTAGTATGAATATCCATAAATCTACACCTGAAGCAGTTACATAACGTTGTCTAAAATAATAAGCAGCACCAGCAGAGTAAACTGAGATATTGGCAGTATAGTTAGTGGCCTGACATCCGTAACAGAAATATACCTGTCCACCGTATCCTGGCGTTTGTTTTATCTGGGGATAAAATCCGTATTCTCCACCAGGAAGTGTAAGGTCTCCACCGACAGAACTCACTTCTCCTGAAGCTGTTTTTAATTTAGCTGTAGTGACTGAAGCATCGGGAACTGCAATTGTAGCGTCATCAACATATTTTTTATTAGCCATTTGATAATTCGTGGTAGGTGCAGATGATGGGGTTAATGGAAATGAACTAAATGTTTTAATCCCAGCAACAGTTTGATTACCTATCAGCGCCACCGCAATATCGTCCACATATTTTTTTGTCGACACCTGATAATCAGTTGTAGGTGTAGGGACGACAGGCGATATAACATACGTCTTAACTCCAGACGTGATTGTCTGGTCACCAGTAAGTTTCAAATTATCTACTGGTAAGTTGGCTGCAGGAATAACGCCGGCTGTATAAGGTATATTCGCGAAACCAAATAAAGACGTACCAGATACTTTATTGGCCGTAGTAATCTGACGAAGTTTCGTGTCCACTATGTCCGCAGCAGTTGCTATTTTTGCATTAGTGATTTGTAACACAGGGTCTGTCCCAAGTACTATAGCGTCCCAGTTGGCACGAATTACACCAGGAACTAAATACTTATATTCATCGTCAGTTGGTCTTGTCGCGTCCCAAGCAGCAAAACTTAATGATGTGATTAATAAACTCAGAATTACTGAACTTAAAATTAATATCTTTTTCATGTTAACCCCTCCGCTTGTTGTACTTTAATTAATGCGCCTTGAATTACGCTATCTAATTCTTGATTACTGGATATACTTATTGTATTAAATTTACTTTGTAAAATTCCATCAATTTTTAAACGATACTGAATCACACTTTCTTTCACATTACCAACCTCATCTAATACGGTTATAAGTTTATGAGGAATTATCTCTTTTGTCATTGGTCGCTCCTTTATATTCCGTGTGCTACTGCTCTATATCTGCCGGTTTTAGAAACTCCGCCTAAATCATATAACTTAAATACACACCCACTTGTATCAGGCTCTGATACAAATTTTTTAACATAGCCATCTCCACTAAGTATGTCTACATTCAGTGTAGGCGGTTGATGAAAAACTTTTACGAATACTATAGTTTCTCCAGTATCCGCATCTGTAAGTTCGCCTTCTATAATTTCATCTATGTCTGGTAAATCTGCATAGTAATCAAATTGAGTACACTGGATTATTTTACTAAGTGAAGTACGAGTAAGTGTTAATTCCAACTGAAAATATCTGCACTTATAATCTCCTGCCTGCCAAACTTTCCAAGCAGTCCACGTAATATTATCTTCGGATGTCCTGATACGATAGCTAGTAGCTCCAGTAACTGCACTTCCTGACATTCGTTCAGTCAAGTCATCATTCATTCTCTCTGTGACGTTGTCACTCATCTTATCAAGACTAGAGGCGTCAACAACAACTGCCTCTATCGCAATTTTGAAAGTAGCTACATAACCCACATCTCTGACAGGTGTAATATACGTACCAGAAAGAGAACCGGGTCCCATTGCGCCATGTGTCTTTCCAGCAAGTTGTGCGTGTGTGTATGCGGCTAATTCTGCATGTGTAGGATTATCTCTTAAAGCTAGGCTATCAAGTGTAATTTTAGTATTTAAGAAACTTCCACCCCACGTAGGCGCTTCTGAATAACTTTCTATTATATTCGTAAATGGAATATTATCTATAGTAATAACGGCCTCTAATGCATTAAGAGAATAATTTCCAGAAGAGTCTATAGCTTTTATCCAGAATGATTGACTATCGCCTAATTTCAAAAAATAAGAAACGTATTTATTACCTTTGATAATAGTTACGTCTTCATCTACTTTAGTACCACCATCCCAACTTGAACCGTACCTAATTTCATAACCGCCACCAGTCTTAACGTCTAAGTCATCAACTTCAGTCCAACCGTACATTAACTTATCCCTAGCCTGATTAACAAGAAATGTAGAGACATCACTTGGCGGTGCAGATTTACCAATTACTAAAATACTACTCTGTGGACTGAATGCGATATCTTTTTCACCGCCAATACTCACAGTAACTACGGCTACTTTATACGATTGTAAATCTCTTAAACCACCGACAATAGATAAATGCGCGCCACTAGTTTCTCCAACGTTTACCCAACTAGCGCCGTCATTATCTGATAAGTATACTTTAACTTTAACAAAAGTACTGACCATATAATTCGACATATTAGGTTTATCAAACCATACATCTATAGCGTCTTCAATTTTTCCATCCGCTGTAACAACAAGCCTTTCAGTTAGTTTAAGATTCGTTACATCCGGTATAGATAAACTTAATGAAGATAGTTTTTTCTGGGGAATAATTACCATACTATCATCATATATATCTTCGTCGTATTCGGGAATTTCAAACTCAATCTCGCCATTCTTATCTCTAGATATACCCATAATACGACCGGGTTTTACTACCTTATTTAATTCTCCGAATGAATAAATATCGTAAGCTATTGGTGTTTTAGAAAACGCCACACTAACATTAACCTCAGTATAACTCCCCGAAGCGTCCGTAACTATTCTTTCTTCATATCCACCTCTGGCAAAATCAACACGAACCGCATAACTTTTATTGCCTTCAATTACAACAGCGCGGTCTAATTTAATTTTTGTTCTACTTATCTCTACCCAGTATGTTGCATTAGTTGGGTCTATATCTGAACAAATATGTAATGCTTTATATTCTTTACTGTCTGTCCATGTTACTGCGTCATTAATAGCGTATGTAATTTCTGAATCATAATTACCTTTATAAACAAAATCAGCTTTAACTGTTCCTCCGAAACCCCACTGAGGTATATCATTGGCTATGTCGACTACTTCTCCGCACTGTCTTATAACAGAACCTAATGCTGATTTTAATTTAATTGTGTTAGATATATATTTTAAAGCTTTAAAATAATTACGGCCGTGTCGGATTGCATAAGATTCTTTCACTCCGTAATATCTTATTGTTACCGGATTCAAAGGACGATTAGCTATTAATGCTTCATCATCAACATAAGCTTGAATAGTTTGAGTTTCATAATTTCTATTCTCATCGTCGAATTGTACATTTACGACATTAGGTATGTCTCTTTTAGAACCCCAAGATTCTGAGAAACTCTTTTCTATTGTATTACCCGGAGAAAATAATTGAACAGGTATCTCAGGTTTTTCTACTACTAATCTTACCTGCCCTTTATCTGAATAAAATGGATAGGCTCTGAATGCAGAACACATTTGTACTATGAGGTCGAGTGCTTTTTGTTGACTATCTATAACGATATCCATCCTGAATCTTTTCTCCCATCCACCCGCGCCATCTGATACACGTTCATCACAATATTGAGAATGTTCAATTAAAGAAGAAAGATTATTGTCTAGCGCAGTAATATAATGTCCTGCTCCGTATAATCTATTAATTTCTAAATCATACGTACACCAAACAGGATTAGCAGAATAAGCTGTTGTAAAAGTTACACCATCCCACGTAAGCGCAGTATCGTCTGCCAATAATTTATAACATTCATCATCTGGGTCCCAGTAATAATCTTCCCAACTAACGTCTACAGCGCCATTCATTACTTTAGGTGTAGAAATCTTACGACCTTTAATTAATAATTCATAATCCGGAAATGCACCAGATAATTGTTCAAGTGCTAAAGAATCTATACCTGCGATTGCTAACATGGGGAATATTTGTTCATCTTCACAACTAATTTCGTCTATTCTCTCAACTGATATCTCACCACTGGTAATAGGATATGTTAAATCAGACGAATCATCAGAAGTTTTAGTAATACGGAAATCGTATTGACCGGCCGTGAGTCCGTCCTTACGATATATATTCTTAAATGTATTGCGCGTTTTCTTACTTATAGTTGTAGAACCTAAATCAATCCAATTATCTTCAGCTCCATTGCCTACGTTATACAATCTATATTCTACTTTATAAACGATATCCCATGATAGTGTATTACCACTTGAGTCTTGTTGATTTAATCCAGCTATACTGAAGTGTAATTCAACAGCTTCAACATCATTACCATCTGTTGTATACACGTACGCGTTATTTTTTGTGAGTGGTATATTAATCGATATTAAATTATGGCTATCGTGAAAATTAGGAATTACTGATTGGTCAATTGTACCAAGTCTAGTAGTTAATTCCCATCCGGTATAATTTGCTGCCATGTTACGATTAATACGGCGCAAAGTCACACTCTCGATTTCACCCCAGCCAATTCCAAGTAGTGTATGTAAATAACTTTTATCTCCATTAGAAGAAACATATTCATTCAGTACATTACCTCCGACAACACGTTCACCATATATTACAGGGATGGGCCTTCCAACATCTGCAGTAGTACGTACTCCGTCCCATGCATAACTCTGGCCTTCATCAAGACCTTCTCCTGTAGTACCGAAGTTGGGTGTTTTAGCTTTTTGCGCGGTGCACGCTTGATATATAGCATAACCTACGGATATAACAGTTAAAGCTAATAATGTCCAGTTCGCAACCGCTATCCAGAACGTCATCGCTGCTGGTATTAAAAATACATTTACTGGACGAGCAATTAATATCTCATCTCCGATAATTAGTCTGGTTTTCAAATCTTTAACTTCGTGGCCGTTAACTGAGATTCGCATATCTTTAAATTCGAATCCAGATTTTTTAAGATATTCTAAAATAGACCAGTTGCGATTATAAGAAATTGAATTGAGTAACCTACCTTCGTCTTTAAGAATATTAGGAATGTAACGAATAGTAATATCTTTTTTCTTATATACACGCATAGACCTACGTACTTTCGTATTCACGTCTTTAGAAACTAAATACTCATTAACAATATTACCTCCTACTTTTCTGCCGTATACAATAGGAGAAGGGATTTTCTTAACTCTGCTTTTAGAATTTTTCTTAGATTTTTTTGAAGTGATAGAATCCATTGAGTCTCCTTTGGAACATTTCTTCATCGTATTTGTTTATACTAACTCCGAATTTAGATACGTGGAAGAATTTACAGTTCCCTAAAACTACGCCTCCATGATTCGCTACACCTTTTTTAGTCTGAAATAAAACAATATCGAATTGCGCCGGTTTATCTACCTGCTCGAAAAACTTATAATAGTCTTCGATGAATTTAATTTTATCTCCCTTGACTGCCCAATTCTGGTCATAGTCTATATCAAAGTCAGGTAACTTGATACCTAAGAAATCTCTGTAGAAAATAATGATTGCTCCGAAACAGTCCGCGCCATCGTACCCACGTCCTTGATGGACGTAAGGAATAGTCATCATCTTTTTCAGGAATTCCTGCAGTTCTTTAGACATATCCTCTCCTTCCAGGAATCCCACGTGCGCCTAAGAAGCGTTTACTATTACCCAACGCTTGACATCTTTGCCACGTTCTATTGCATACTGTTTCATCCCCAGTATATCCGCACTCTGCCCCTCGACCCAATGCTCGAACAGCAGGACAGGCAAATTCGAATTGACAAAAATCACGAAGCCACAAAATAGTCGGCAACATTAAATTTAGTATATCAAATTTACTCATCAGAGTAAAGACTACATCATTAACGTTTGATGTATAGCTATCGATATAACTTGAAAATTCTATATAAGCGTCTGGGTCATCAAGTAGACTGGCGTCTACCAATTTAATAGATATCTTTTTACCGCGCAAATCATAATTCTGAAGATAATATTCTATAAGGCGTGATATATTAGATATCTGTAGTTTTATACTATCAACTTCGCCTTTGGTATTCTCAGTAATGCGGTCATGTGTGATGGGGAATTTTTGATAAGTTACTCCGTCGAATACTACATCGTGATTATAAGAAGCAAAACACTTATCAACTCCATCCCCAAGACAATCAAATATAGTATACAAATATATAGGCTGTTTAGTTCTGGCTCTTAATTTTTCTTTAAAAGCGTCATTAGTATCTAAAGGCATTTAGAAAACCCTCTTAAGAGAAAATTCAACTTGGAATGAACCGCTCTTGTATGATTCTTTCCAGCTTCCTTTTTCAAATCTCACCGAATATTCAGTATTGTCGAACGGATATAAAATAGTAAAAGGAGTTAATGAACCTTTAACCGCCCTGAACTGAGTAAGATATTCTTGGTACTGAGTGTATGTAAGTTGTGGACTCACTATCTTAAATCCAATCAACTCATCCGGAGTAATGAGGCGCGTCTCATCCGACTTATTATCGAACACACTCTCTTCAACATTATAGTCTCTTACACCTTCAATCTCTTGTCTCTTCGGTGTCCAGTCTACCATTATTTTCTCCTTATGGTTCTGCGTATAGAACCATTATGTAATGCGTTCGTGTCTATCGTATTCACAATAACTCCTGCCCCTTCTTTACCGGACATCGCTGCAGCTATTGCTTCTGGAGTAATATTATTATATAGAGT